ATTTTATTGGAACGTAGCGATGATGGAGTTCATAATGATAAAGAACGATACCAAAGTTTAGAAGAATCTAAAAAATTGGATAGAGAAATTGAGAATACTCTAATAAAACACAACATTCCTTATCATAAAGTTAAAGTTGGAAATAAAACTGTAAAAAATATCGTAAAACATTTGGATATATCAAAATAATTTCGTATATTTATGTAATAAATTATAAAACATTAATCATGAAACTACTTAAATTTTTACTACTTATTATTTTATTTACTGCATGTTCACCTGATGAAATTGAAATCTATGATGATATTTCACAAGATACAACATTATCTGAACCAATAAAAATACCTCAGAAAATATATAACTCATCCACTCTAAATCATGAATGGAATTCTGGTTATTTTAATGAGTTAACAATGGATTCTCCATATAATTTTTTCGCTGCATTTACTTACTTAGATTATGATGAAGATGGCGATATGGATGTCTTTGCAAAAGTTGAAAACGTAGGACATGAACATGAAATAAATACACTATTTTTATTAATTAATGAAGGTAATGGTGAATGGACTCCTAAGTTTGATGCAATACCTAAACAAACGGGTATATTTTATAGGAGACTAACCACGGCTGATATTGATAATGATGGTGATATGGATGTAGTTGGCTTTGTTGCAGATGAACCAATGTATGGTAATAATAATCCACGAAATGGTGGAGTTGATTTATTTAGATTTGAAGATGGTATTTTTACTTACGAAAATATTGTACCATATGAAGTAAAAATTGATACTTGGTTTCATGGTGGAGAATTAGCTGATATAAATAATGATGGTTTGGTTGATATAATAGGTTCAAACCATAAACCAACTGTTTATTTAAACAAAGGTAATGGTATTTTCGATTCACGTGAATATTTTAATGTGGGCCATTTATGGAATGGTGATGAAAAGGGAGGTGATAATGGTGTACAAGTATATGATATGGAATTTGTAGACTTGAACAATGATGGATTACTTGACATGGTCTGTGCCCCATTCAAAAATCCACATTTCTTTTTTGCCAATTCTAAAAATGATATGGAAAACTACCAAATTGGTACTGAAATATATTACAATACTGGTGTTTATCCTTATTACGATAGTACATCTCCATACACACTTGGTAGTGATTATTTAACTGAAAACGTAGAGAATGCATTTTGTGATGTGAATGACCATGCATTTATTGATTATAATAATGATGGGTTTGTGGATATTTTTACAGTTTCATCTACAAGTTGGACCTACAAAAAAGAAGGTTTGGTTCAGTATTATGAAAATAATGGAGATGGCACGTTTACGGTTAATAATGATATATTCGTAGATGGCCATAATGAATTATTTAAAGAAAACTTTCCAAATCCAACCGGAACAAATATGTATGGTGAAGGTGGTAGAGTCTGGCATATAAAGGCATGGGATATCAATAATAATGGTAATATTGAATTGTTGATAGAACAATGGGGATTAATGGGATTCAATATGTGGTACAAAGACCCAACTGGTAAACTTAGACAGTCTACCTATTAATATAATTTAAAAAATATTTGGATATTCCAATTTAATTTAGTATTTTTGTTAAACAAAAGATAAAGACCATGATATACGATCCAGACAATCCACTTACTGATGACCAATTAGAACAACTTGGAGAAGAAAACTTTGATAAGATGTTAGAATACCTTGATGCAATGAGTGAACACCTTACACGAAAGGGTAACCCAAAAGTAAAAGAACATAAAGAACAAAAAAGACAAGTATTGAGAGATACTGGTATTACTAAAATAAAAACCAATCGTGACCAATGGTTCGATTAACTTAAACAAATGTAAAAATGGCAGAAATTAAACCACAACAACCAAAAATCGATTTATCCAAAGCAACTGAAATGACTTGTCAAGAATGTGGAGGAACTGTATTTATACCAGGAACTAAGTTCTTAAAGATTTCCAAATTAGTGACAGGAACACCTCAAGATGCAATAGTTCCAGTCGAACTCTATTTGTGTGGAGATTGCGGAGAGATTAACCAAGAGTTGTTACCAAAAGAATTACAGAAAAAACAATAAGATGACGATAAAAGATTACAAAACTTTTTTAAATTCCTTACCTGAAGAGTTTGATGATTTTCAAATAACTCATCGAGAATATACTGATATTACTGATGATGTACTAAATGCACAAGAAGTACCAGTTTATTCAGTACATATTGATGAATCTACTAAATTGTGTTGTAATATGCACAAGGAATCATATGAACTATATGATGGATTTATAAAGTTAAAAACTGAAACAACTGAAACTTGTGCATGTGGTACAAAACCCAAATGCGATTGTAATGAGTGAAACTAAAACTAAAACATTATTTGACCATATCAAGGCAATAACATCAGTTCAGAATCCAAAGTATTGGGATACTTTAGAAGATGCAGATAAGAAAACATTTTCCAACTTCATGGTACATCGTTTCTTATCTATGAATCCAGATTGGATTGATTTGTTATCAGAGATACAACCATATACTCAGACATTAGAACCTAAACAATTATATCTTGCTATGATTGGTATCTTACCAAAGGGTAAGTATTACTTAAAATATGTTAAAGGTAAGGGTGTAGATAAATACGAGAAATGGTTAATCGAGTTAATTATACGAGATTTCCAATGTTCATCACGAGAAGCAGAAGAATATTGTGAAATACTTTATGCAACACGAGAGGGTAGAGAAAATATCAAATACATGTGTGAGAAGTATGGGGTAGAATCTAAGATGATTACAAAATTAAAGTTGAAAGTTTAATAGAAAAAGTTTGGATATTCCAAACTTTTTTCGTATCTTTACATAGTAAACGATAAAACACACAGTTATATGGCTAGAGTAAGTTACTCGCAGTTTGGAATGTATTCAAGTTGCCAACAACAATTCAAATTAAATTATATAGATAAGTTAGGTATCTCAAATGCTAACATCCACCTTATTTTTGGTAGCTCGATGCACGAAGTAATCCAACACTTTTTGGATGTCATGTATAATGTCACTAAGAAACAGGCACTTCAACTCAACCTTGAACAGATGTTACAAGATAAACTTGTAGAACATTTCAAGAAAGAGAAAGAGAAGATGGGTGAACTTGACCCTTGTACTAAAGAAGAACTACAAGAGTTTTACGAAGATGGTGTAAAGATATTAGAATATTTCAGAATCAAATTAGATAGTCTTTATGCTAAGAGTGGTTGGAGATTAGTTGCAATTGAACAAAGATTAAACGCTGAGATAAAACCTGGTGTTCACTTCATTGGTTTTATTGATATTCTTTTAGAAGATTTAACCACCAATGAATATGTTATCATTGATTTAAAAACATCTACACGAGGTTGGAACAAATATCAGAAAGCAGATAAAACTAAAATCTCTCAAATGTTATTGTATAAGAAATTCTATTCAGACAAGTATGGAATTCCTTTAGATAAGATTAAAGTAGAATATCAAATCCTTAAACGAAAGTTATATGAAGGAGCTGATTTCCCTATTCCAAGAATTTCTAAATTCGTACCTGCAAATGGTAAACCTTCAGTAAATCGTGCATGGAATGATTTCAAAGGATTTGTAGATTCAGTCTATGGGGATAATGGTGAGGTTATTCAAACAGAATTTCCAACTAACAAAGGTAAACCTTGTGATTGGTGCGAATTTAAGACGAGAAAACTTTGTCCTATTTGGAAATAATTTTTCCGTTTTTCCTATTGATATATATTTATATCTGTATATAAATAAAAACCCAATAGGAGAGTTATGGCAAATAAAGCAGAAACTAAATTAACTACGGTAAAAATCATCAAAGATGTTTACTCGAAGTTTAAACAAATTTCGTTTGATTCTAATATCACATTACAGAAATTAGTAAATCGTTCAGTAGACAAGTATATCTTGGATGAAGATTTTAGAACAGAAATAAACAACTACACAGAATTAGAACCGAGTGGTTCGCAATTTTAAATTTAATTAAATGGCAGAAGAAAGAAAGAAGAAGAAGATTCTTTTATTATCTGATGATTTACGTATGTCATCAGGAATCGCAACAGTATCAAAAGATTTAGTTTTTGGTACTTTTGAACATTATGATTGGGTACAATTAGGAGCAGCAGTAGACCATCCTGAAAAAGGTAAAGAAATAGATTTAGGTGCTGATGCTAAGAAGATTAGTGGTATCGAAGATGCTTCTCTTAAAATTATTCCATGGAGTGGTTATGGAGATGCAAATATTCTTCGTGAACTAATTATGAGACATCAACCCGATGCAATCCTTCACTTTACAGACCCAAGATATTGGAGATGGTTATACGAAATGGAGGCGGAATTAAGACAAAATATTCCAATCCTTTTCTACCACATTTGGGATGATTTACCAGACCCAAAATATAATAGAGATTACTATGAATCATGTGATTGGTTAGGATGTATCTCAAGACAAACTTATGGTATTGTTAATCGTGTTGGTAAGATTGAATCAGAAACAATCAAACCATTAGAAGATTGGCAAGTATCCTACGTACCACATGGTATCAACTCGGATTTATACAAACCAACTGAAGTACCACAAGATTTCAGAAAACAACTTCTTGGTGATAAAGATTACAAGTTTGTTTTATTTTGGATGAACCGAAATATCAAACGTAAACAACCATCGGATGTAATTTGGGCATTCTCTAAATTCGTAGATGGGTTGCCTGAAGAAGATAGAGATAAGGTTTGTTTGGTAATGCACACCGCACCGATAGACCAAAATGGTACGGATTTAATTAAGGTTGCAGAAACACTTGCACCTAAATGTGATATTAAATTCTCTGAATCAAGAGTATCACAAGAACAACTAAACTACCTATACAACTTATCAGATGTTACAATCAACATCGCTGGTAATGAAGGATTTGGCTTAGTAACTGCTGAATCAGTAATGGCTGGAACTCCATCAATTGTAAACGTTACAGGTGGATTACAAGACCAATGTGGATTCAAAGTAGATGGTAAGTATTTAACGGCAGA